TCAAATCCACCAAGTATCTTTGGACCAACAACATCACCCAATATCTTACGTGCATCTGTCATTGTGAGTGTGCCGTCTTGCAGTGCTTGAGTTACCTTTTCAAACAGTTCAGGTGTGCTCACCAAGTTGCCGTTTGCGTCAATGATTTGATCTTTCAGTTTGCCAAATGCATCTGCTGCTGGACCTTTGCCTGTGTCTGCTGCTTCTTGCAGTCTTGTGGTCATGTTCTTGAATGCACGATCTGATTCTGCTGCACTCAAACCCATTTCACCCAGTAGGTTTCTTGCTACTTGAAATCCTTCAAATGCTTCTGGCGATGCTGCGGCACCTGCGTTTCTTGCTGCTTTGGCCAAGTCATCCATTTCAGTGATCTTGTTGCCAATGCCTTGCACTGCTGCGATACCTGCTAGACCTGCTGCTATGGGGCCAAGTGCACCTTTGAGTTTACCAGCGGCTGCACCCAATCCGCCCATCTTGCCCTGCACTGAATCCAAGTTGCGTTCTGCTGCTGCTGTTTCTATTTCTAATATATAACGGTCTCTTGTGGCCATCTACATTTTCCTAACATAATCTCTGATACGATCAACTGTTGGATCAGTCATGCCTTTTGGTGCTTGACTACTGTAACCTTCGTTGAGTCGGTTGGCATATGGATATGCTGCTTCAACACCTTCACGTATTCTGTTGGTTTTGCTACGTGCATTGCCTGTGCGTATTGGTGTGATTTTTCTAAATTCATCAGTGGCAAAATCACGTATGGCCCGAACCTTGCGTTCAATGCTGTTTAACCTACCTGTTATTTTACTTCTTCCCACTATTCGCATTTACTGCATCAATCCTTGCTTGCATCTCTGCTTGTGTCATGTGCACAGGAACTTGGTTGTTGGCTCTTTTGCGTTCTACCCAGTTCTCGTATTCCAATGCTGTTATACATGTCACCATATCCAATGTGTCGCCAAACTCCATGATTTCACTGGGCAGTTTTGAATATCTCTTGCCCATGAGATCCAACATCAACAACAACTCTGTGTTCTTGTCTATGCTGTTAAAGTTTGGCCTACTGAGTTTCCCAACTGGGCCACAACTGCGTTGATTGCATCTACCATCACTTGAGGTGGTAATTCGTCGTCCTCTTCCAACATTGGTTTGCCGTTTGCATCCAACATCATTTCACGCACCACTGTCAACACACTGCTGGTGTCTGCTTGATCAATTGTGCTGAGGTGCATATACACAGGCATGCTCTGCCGATCCCACATGTAAAATGTAAGGGGTTCGCCATAGCTTTCCATAACGTATTTGCTGTCTAGTGTGATTTGTTCCAGTTTTGGTTTAACTGCTGCTGCTCGTAAATCCATCAATTCTACCTTTCAATCTGTTTGCCAACAAAACTGCAAAACGCAATCTCTTGTTTGCTTTTGCACAGTCGGCTTCTGCACTGCGTAATTCATTGCCTGCTTTGGCTACTTCACGCAATAACACACCCAATATTTCTTGATCGGTGTGTTGATCTATACTGTCTTTCTGTCGATCCATTGTATTTACCTGTTGAAAAATACCCCCCTGATTTGGGAGGTATTGTTTTTTAGAAGCTACCACTTGTGGCCACTGTGTAGTCGCCTGTGATGCTGATTGTTACTGGTGAAACCCATACAGGTTCATCTGCACTCACTGTTGGAGCAAGTCCTGTGATATACCCGTCACCTTCAATGTATTTGCCTGCTGAACCATCTGATTCGTCACCCAAATACAAACTGAAAGTCATCAGTGTTTTGTCTGTGCTTGCACCAAAGATACCCAATGCTGCGGCTGTTGTTCCGCCTGAGCCTGTTGTGCCAAAGAATGTGGTTTGGTTTAGAACCAAGTTTGTGTTCACACTGTTGGTTGCTGTTGTAGCAATCTGTTTCTTTGACCCTTCATCAAGCTGTGTCCAAGTGAATGTGTCATTTGCAGCGTTGATTGTGATATCCTGTAACGAGGGTATTGTTAACCCTGTGTCACTGCCGTTGCTTTCCACTTTCAATTTTAAGACTGCTTCTACATCGGTAGTTCCGGGGGCTGGATAAATGTAATTTGCCATGTTGCTTTCCTTATGCTATTTTGGTATATTGTAATTCTATGGTGGTTACTTGCAAATCATCCACAATCTCTGTTGAAAGAACTGCTTGAGCATCAGTGTGCCCGTCGCCCAAGTTCTTTGCTTTGATCAAATAACTCACAAGGCTACCATAGTTGTTTGGTGTATTTTTTGCGTCATTGCTGAATACAATATCAACTGTTGTTGTCAATATGTCGATATTGGTATCTCCCAATGTGCGAAAAAGACTTTGCTGTTGAAAGTCTTCTTCGTCCACATAGATTGTCAGTGGGTTTTTGAGATGTAATGGCACTGAATTTTCAGTGTAGGGAAGTTCCCTAGAAAAGTTATATCTGTTCAGCGGTGCTGAAACTATATAATCAATCACAGTATCTCTCATCTCACCCTCACCAATCTCAAGTTTCCTCGACGTTTTTCATCTGTTTGCACAGTGCTGTCGTTGTCAAAGTCATACCAATCACCTGCGTTCACCAACTCCTGAAACAGAACATCTGCTCTGTTTCGATAGTATCCCATCTTCTGCCTTTCATTGCTTTCGGCTTCACCAAAGTCTGCAATGCTGGGCAGTATGTAATCGGCCAGTGCCCAATACACACACAAATCTGTGAAATCATCTTTGCGTTCTATGATGCGATCTGCGTCAGGACGTGGTATATCTAGTCTGTTGACAGAACCTGAATGTTGAACATACAGATTCTGCCACCATTCTGTGTTGCGAATGTTGTCCAATATGCGTGTTGTGCAACGGATCAACAGGTCTTCTACAACATCATCAGTAAGACTTTCATTGCTGTCGAACAGACGACGATCAATGCTTTGAACATCGCTGAACTCTGCGAAACTTATGGTATTACTACTTTCAACAATGAAGCCCATTTGACACCACCTTTATACGTTAACCAGTTTAACACCACGGTTTGCGTCGATGACACCAACTCCGGCATGCAAGTTGGCCACAATGTCGTTGCCCACTGCTTCAGGTCTGCGGCCGATCTCTAGATCTACATTTTTGAACATTGCGATACGCATTGCGTCTTGTCCAAAGATGAAGCCTTTGTTTGCACCTGAGATGTATGAACTTTGGAACATGCGAATGCCAGCTATTGTGCCCAAGAAGCCATTTCTCATTGCTTCTGATTGGAAGTCACCACCGGCGTATGCTGTTGTGCCTACATCTTTCATCAAGTTTGCTGCTTCTGCACTTGATACGATACCTGTCAACTGACCTGTTTCACCATTGCCACGGATCTGTGCCGCTGCGTCGAACAGTGCGTCTACTGTTACTGGATCTGAGTCTGAAGTTGATGCTGTCAAGCTGTTCATTGCAGTGATAACATCTGCGTCGAATTTTGCTTGGATAGCGTTGCCCAATACACGACCTGTTTCTTGTGGGTCAATGCCACCTAGGTCACGCATTACATGACGTGCTGCATAGATGTTGGCAGTGATTGTGACGCTTGTGTCTGTCACTGTCAATGCTGAAAAATCATCCAATGCATCTGGATCTGCTGATCCTAATTTTTCTGCTGTCACAGTGCCCATAACTGGAATCTGTGCTGTGATTGATCCTGCTGGTAGGTTTACCATAGGAACAAGGCCGCCTGCCAAGAACAATGAATTCTCATGTGCTGTGTAAACAGTTGCGGCTTTGGTATTAACGACTAAACTTTCTAAGTCGTATGCTGTATTAAAGGCCATGGTTATACTCCTCTATTGCCTATTGTATGATGCCTCGCTTGAGTGCTTGGGCATACAGTGCTCTATGCTCAGGATTGGTAAGATCCATTTTGCTGATATCAAAATCTTCGATGCTGCTGCTGCCTGACACTGCACTTTTTGTATTGGTTGTGCTGGGTGCTGCTGCAACAAAATGAGGATTGGCACTCAAAAACTCCAACACCAATGCTTCTGGTGACATTGGAGTGCCTTGATCATCATAACGAACCACGCCGTTTGAATCTACAACTTCAGCTGAACCTGATTCACCTAGGCGAACCTGTTGTCTTATCAGTTGCACCACCTGTTGTGGATTCACTGCTTTGTGTTGTGCTGCTGCATTCAACAATGGTGTGTTCACTGTGTATTCCTCGATCACTGCATTTTTTTGTGCTATCTCTGCATCTTTTTTGGCTGCTAGATCTTTCAGTATGTTTTCAAACTCACCACGCTTGATAGCCTCTTCTTGTTTGGCTGCTTCTGCGTTGGCTTTGAGTTGTCTTAATTCATCTAGATCACCTAATTCGCCCAGTTGCTTTTCAAATCTGCTGGTGAGACTTTTTTTAAGTCCTGCCATGTGATTGTTGAACTCTTCTTGCGTGTAGGTTTTCGCAGTTTCCTGTGTTTCAGACTCAGCTGGGGCCTCAGTTGCCGCTTGCATTTCCAACGATTCTTCGCTCATTGTAGGCGTTCCTCCTTTACTGTTTGAGTAAACATTTCTGTCGTGTATTTATATGCTACACAATAAAACGGTCTATTTTCCGTATTTTTTGCCTTTTTTCTTTTTCATTGGCATGGTTTTGCCCTCCTCACGCTCTGCTGTTATCCTACGTTGATTATGTCAAATGCTGCTGTGATTACACTGCCGCTTGATTCAGTTTTAACCTGAATTTGTATATCAGTCTTTTCACCAAATACTATTGGCACTTCGTAATCTTTTTGCACACTGGCTTGAAATAAGCCAAAGATTTCACGTGTTCTAAACACACCACCTGATTCACGTGCATAAATTCGAATTTCAGCTTGTTTGTTTTTTGTGCCTGTTGATGCATGTAGTCTTGTCAAATATGCTTTTTTTCCTGCTGGCACAGTGTAGATGCATTGTAATGTTTGTTGGTGATCTGCGTCAACGTGTGCTACAGTTGTTGTGCCAATTTCAATGTCCACGTCTGCTGCCAATGCTGTTGATCCACTTACGAATGCACGATTGACTCTTAAGAATGTTTCAGTTGATGTTGCGTCACCATC